TCTAATTCGTCTGTTGAATAACCGAAAGTAGTGTTTGCTGTACCAATAGTAACATTAGCCAATTCACCTACATTTGCGTTTGCGAATGTGCCGTTACATTGAACTTGGTATGTTATGTTTGGGTCATCATATACTAAAGCCTTTACTGCAGTATTTGCCTTTACGGTTGTACTTGCATTCCAGATTTTAGAAAACTTGACATCCCCTGTAGCATTATCAATATACTCTACACCATAAAATACACCTAATGCTGTTCCACCAGCGGTACCTCTAATCACTGTTCCATCTGTAGTCATAGTTACTAAGTCTCCAGATGCGATTGTTGTACCGTAGCTATTAGCAATAGGATATTCTTGAGGTCTGATAACACCACCTGTTAAGTGCCTTAATGGTACGAAACCAATAGGCGTGTTGTCATTTGCCATAGTTATAGTCTCCTATTTATAGTTACTCTTTAAAGCCTCCTCTAGTAACTTCAGTTTTGAAAGACTTTTGAATAGGATTTCCTGGCTGTTCTATTTTGTGTATGTCCTGTTCTACTGACCTCATTAAATTTTCAGTCATTCTTGCGTAATACATATTACGTTCATTAACCATTTCTTCAGGCATTTCACAGAGTAGCATACCTTCTATTCCTATATGACCAGCAAACTTACCATGTTCTATCGTAGGATAATGATCAGCATCTTTAACCGTTTTAGGGTCACGAGGTTGCCAACCTTCTCTCAATCGTTTGGCTACGTTTGTCGGTGTTTCCTGACCTAAAACCATAGTTGCAATCCATCTCTGTTTGTAACCAGGTCTAGCTTCAGGAGCCTCCAATAAATTACTAGGGCGCCATTGTGAAACCTTTGCTTTATCAGCTCTAGTTTCGTTATTTATTTTATTACTCATAGTCGTGCTCCTTTACCTTCACGTATTGTTGCTAAAGGTTTTTACTTCTTTAGCAAACCGCTTTAGTGCCGCTTCATCATTAATATCAATACCAAAAGTTTGCGCAGTTCTGATATCATCTTGAGTTAGCTTAACTCTATTACTGTCTGTTCCTTTTTTACGAGAAACTCCAGCTACAGGAGATTGCACTCTGTTGTTTTTTTGTACTACATTTTCGTTAGTTTGAACAGTGTCTTTTTCTTCTTTAGAAAAATAAGCCATACCGGATGCTTTAAGTCTTTTATCCATTTCAATATAATAATCTGGATCATTAACATCCCAACCTTCTTCAGTAAGTTCTGCATCTATGCCATAAGCCATTGCAGTTTCTTTTCTGAAACCTGGTTTATTAAACCACTCTCTGTTATCTTTAACCCAATCTGCTGCTAAAGGTGGAGTTTGTGCTGGTTTTTTTTCTACTTTAGGTACTGAAGCAGATAATTCTTCAGTTTTAGACATTTGTCCTCTAATATCAGCCATTTTTTCATAAAGCTCTACTTGTTTTTCAGTATTACCTTCTTCAATTGCTGTTTTTAGATCAGCAGAAACTGACGAATAGTTGTTTTTTAGACTTTTACCAGCTAATTCAAAAGTTTTTTTCTCTAATTCAGCTAATCTTTGTTCTAAATTAACAGCTTTTTGTTCTGCTTCTGCTCTTTTTGCCACTTCTTTAGCAATTCTTTTACGAACTTTTTCAGAATATGGCATATCATCTGAATACTTAGGAACTTCAGCTTTTTTTTGTAGCTTTACTTCTCTTTCGTTTTCATATGACTTATCATTTGCTTTCTCTTTTTCTTCAGTTTCAGCTTTTTCAACTAAAGCATCAATAGGATTTTGTGGAACCTCTATTTCTTGTTCAGTTGGATTTTCATCTAGCTTTACTTCTAACTCTTTCTCATTGTTATTTTCTTCTATCATAGTTACTCCTATGTTGTCGTTAGCAAAAACTAACGTATATTATAATTGATGAGATATTACTTCAGGGTTATCCAATGTAGCAATAACCTCATCATCATTAATTAACACCATTTTAACTTTTTGTACAGAGATTTTGGCTCCGGCATATCTTCCAAATATAACCCAATCGCCTACTTTGCACCACGGTGCTTTTCTATCGCCATAGCACTCAGGTCCCATAGCAACAACTTGTCCTACTGAATTTAAATAACTTTGCTGTTCTTTATTTGTATCAGTTAAATAAATTCCTCCTTTTGTTTTTTCAACTACACCTCTAGGTCTAATTAAAATTCTATAACCAACTGGCTGTGGTACTTTTTCTGGTGTTGGTACATCACTATCAGTTGCCCATACTTCTTGACTAATCATCTATATCTCCTTCCTTATATTTTTGAGTAGTTTCTTCAATTATTTCTAAAGCTTTATTAAGCCCTACAGACATTCCTTGTATTCTTTTGAAGTCTTCAATCTTATCTACACCTTTCGATAACAAATTTTTACCTAAATCTGTGTCGTATTCTTTAATCTTCTTTTTTATTGCTATTATTAGTCGTTCCATAAATTTTATGTTTTATAAATTTTAAAGTATCATTGAAGTTTCTATTTAATTCACTAGAAGCCTGAGCAAATAATCTTGGCTTAATAATTGATATTGAAAGATTTTTATTTTCTAAAAATTTTTTAGCTTTTCTAATTTCTTCTGCTTTAATTCCCATTAATCATTACGTTTCGCAACTCTAGAAGCTGTTTCAACTATCTTAGCTTTAGTTTCAGCATCTTTTCTAGCTTGCGTTCTTTCCTTATCTTTTACTCCTTCAGCAAATCTAGCTTTTCTAATGTTAAGCTCTTCTGCTTTTAATTGTAAACTTGCTTGATCTTTTGCCATTTCCATTTGTTCTTTTTGTTGTTCTGGACTTGGTGGCATACTTCCCATTAAACCTTGTGCTGCTTGTGCAGCTGCAACAGCAATTCTATTTTCTTGTTCTATAGAAACTTCTGCAGTATCTTCATCTCGAAGTTCTTTATTAATTTCACCAGTAGATGTAGGTACACCTTCAGGTACTTGAGCTTGCATTTGTTGTTGATATAAATATGCCATGTGTTGACCTAAATGAGCCATCATTAATGGATACAAAACTTCTCTTGCTTGTGGATTTCCACCAAATCTAGGATCCATCATAAATTGTTGGTGTACTGCAATATGAGCTTGATGATCTTGATCTTCAAAAACTTTAATTGGTTTACCATTTAATAAAGCCATATTTTCAGAAACTGGATCTCGTCTAGGTGTTTCTTCATCTTCAATTATTAAATCTTGATAATCAGGTATATTTAAAGATTGTAAAAATCTTCTGTAAGCTTCTTTAGTATCAATAATATTTGGTGCTTGTTGTGCAAGCTGTAAACCAGTTTGAGCTAGTGCAATTCTTTGAGCTTGTGAAAAAATATTTGGATCAGATACTGGAACAACATTTACAGCATCATTAAAGTCTTTTCTTCTAATTGTTTTTCTTTCTCCTATTACATCATATGGATATTCATCATCTAAATATTCTCCATTTAATTCATAAATTAATTTAAATTCTCTACCTTGAGATTGATGTAATCTTTTATGAATAGCAGAAAATACTTTGCTACCCTGTTCAATAATAGCAATAGTCGTACCAACAGGACCCGATCCTGCTGAATCACCTACCATAGCATCTGCTATACTTGCAAATCTTCTACCTGATTCTGTTAATACTCCTAACAATTGTAAGAGGGTCGGCGATGGCTCCTTAAATGGAAGAGGGATAAACGATTTTCGGAGATCATCGCCATATGCTTCAACATCGACCCATTCACCAGGTGAAACTGTTATATCGCCGCCTTCAATTCTTGCACCTTTAGCTTTAAAACCTCCATTTAAATTAGCAAATGCTGCTGAATCTAATAAAGCTCTTAATGCTCCTGTACTTGCATGTTGAAGACCACCTATAGATTGAATTAGACCAGATCCATAAAAACCTAAACCTGGTAAATATTTATAGTGAATAAAATAAGTTCTTTTCTTTTTAAGTGGATCATCTTCTTTCCAATTTCTTCTAATAGCTAAAGTTTGTCCACTTTCATAATCTACAGTAACAATATATGGTAATGCTAAACCAGATTCATCTTCTCCTATATCTAAATCAGCATGTATTTCTAAAACAGTATGTATTTTATCTGCCATTGAAGGTGTCATACCTTCTAATTTTTGTAAAGTTTGTTCAACTACATCTGCAGTATTTTGTCCTCCTTGATTTTGAGTAACAGGAACATCTCTATAAAATCCTTCGATTTGTTTTCTTTTAATTTCATTTGTAGTTTGTTTCATAACTTGAGTGTATCTTTCTGCAGTTTCTAAATCTGTATTTTCCATAGAAATTACAAATTGATCAGCAGGTACAAACTTAGAACAAATCCTATCTAAAGAATTATCAAAATATATTTTTTTAAAAGCAGATCCTGCTAGAGCTAAATAATACAGCAATTGATCTAGTTCATTAAAATAATCTGTTATTTGATTAGTTACTTGGTAATTCATAAAGTCTTGAACACGTTGAGCTTGTTCTAATTTTTTATCTGATTGTTTACCAATAATTTGAGTTTTAACAGGACCACCTGCTGGAAACATTTCACCAATTGCTCTAGCTTGAAATTGAGTTGCTGCTTCTGACATTAAAGGATGATGAACACCTGAAGCTCCCGGGAATGGGTCTTGTCTATCTTCTACAACTACTCCTAACATTTTAAGACCTTTAGAATATTGATCTTCCCAATCTTTTCTAGAAGCCTTATCATCTTCAAAAGATTTAATTAAAGATTTACCAATATTTAAAACTTCTTGATTATTTAATTCTTCTGCTAAATTAGAATAATGATTAGATGAAAAAGCTTCTTCTTCTTTTTCAGTCAAATCCTGATCTATATCTACACGAACCTTTTGTCCATCTTCGTTTGTATATTCAAGTTTCTTTTTTTCTAATTCAACTTCTAATGCCATTATGCTGTTCTCTTTTTAGGTTTCTTTTTACGACCATCTGCTCTTCTGTTTTTATCTTTTCTACCTTTTAAAATATCTTTATCAACTTTAGCTGCTTTACCACCAGTTAATGCTGAATTAACTCTAGCCATTGCCCATGCTTGTGGACTTACACCTTTTCTATGACCACTTGTTCTATATGCTGCTAATCCTCTATTGTAGATAGCTCTAATCTTAGAAGCAGATACTCCTGTTTTTTTTGCTTTATTTCTTATAGCGGTTGCGGTACTTGATCCTTTTGCTTTAGCCATACATCTCCTTAAATTTTTTGTTATGTTTACTTTTCTTTTTTGATCCTACAAATTTTCCACCTTTTTTATCTCCAGGTAAAACTCCAGAACCTTTATTATCTTTATTTAATCTTTTTAATGCAGCTTTTCTCTTAGCTCTTAATGCACCTGATGTGCCAGCTAAATATTGTTTTTTGACTTTTTTCTTTTTAGGTTTAGTCATAGTATTTTTAAATCCTTTTCTATTAAGCACGTTTTTTCTTTTTACCTGCTTCTGAAAGAGCAATAGCTATTGCTTGTTTTCTAGATTTAACTTTTTTCTTAGATTTTCCAATAGGTAATTTTCCCTTTTTATATTCTCTCATTACCTTTGCTATTTTCTTTTCTTTTTTAGTTTTCATTTAGGAAATCCTTTCCTCATGTTTTTGTAAGCTTTTTTAGATATTGTTGATTTAGATTTTGATCTACTCTTACCAGCTTTTCGTCTGGCATTTATATTTGCATAAAGTCCTTTTTTCATAGTTTCATAATACCTCCTGGTTCATACCATACTTTCCTGTATAAGATATAAAACAAAAATATTGATTATTCTAGTATTATTTTCTTGATTGATTGAGAACCATCGATGTTGTTTTCTAACTCTGCTTTACCTTTCCAACACTTATATGTTACAGATTCAGAATATTGTCTTTCTGCAGTTCTTTTTCCACGTAAACATTCAGCCATTGATGATTG